GTTTCCAGAAACGTTTGGTATCAGTTCAGTGGAAAGCCTCTGCTACAACACACCGTTGATAACCTGCAGATTCGGAGCACTGGAAGAAATAGCACTAGCCGAAGCCTGCTACGTGATTGATTATTCTGTAGTGCCAAACAATCTGTTTCCTAATATCGACTCGCCACAACAGATTGAAAAGTTTGTTGCTACAACTGTACAGGCATATCGTGACCGATATCTACATCAACAAAAACAAAACTATTGTAATATAATAAAAGACGTAGTAGGTTGGGACACAGTGGCTCTACAGTGGAAACAGCATTTCTATTACAAATTAAAACAGCATCTACCTGTGGATGAATACAGAGCAGTGCAAAAAATAAATCAACGCATACACAAGATATGGAAAAGACGCTATACCAATCCTTGTGAAATGTCGCACACAGCCAGTTATCCACAGCAGAAGATAGAGATTGTAAGTCCTTTCTATAATGCAGAACACTACTTAGAAAATCACATACTCAGTGTTGCTGCACAGGACTATGACAACTGGGAACACACGCTGATTGATGACTGTTCTACAGATCAAAGCGTTGCTGTAATAGAACAGACTATTGCATCTTTGCCTGAACATATACAAAGCAAGTTCAAAATTGTAAAGAGAACTGGTCACTACGGTGCAGTGAGAAATCAAATTGAAACTGTTAGAAGTTTAGAAACAGACAGCATTGTCATGCTACTGGATGGCGATGACAGTTTAACCAATGACAACAGCATATTTCACTACTACAACGATCGATACCTAGACGGAGCAGAGTTTACCTATGGCAGTTGTTGGAGCATAGCAGACAACATTCCTTTGATAGCACAGGAATATCCACAGCACATCAAAGAAACACGAGCATATAGAACACACCATTTCAACTGGATACTGCCCTATACACATCTAAGAACATTTAGAAAAAGTCTAATAGACAGCGTAGATGACACACTGTTCAAAGATAACAAGGGCGAATGGTACGGCGCCGGTGGCGATGGCAGTGTATTCTATGCATTGATAGAGCAGGCTGATCCTAACAGTGTACAGGCAGTACAAGACATAATGGTAAACTACAATGACGTTAATCCACTTAATGATTACAAAGTAAACAGCACAGAACAGAACAAAAATGCAAGAGAGATTGTCAACATGAATCAACAAAAAAAAAAGATCCTGATAGCGATACCCACAGCCAAGTACATAGAACCGGAAACCTGCAAGAGTATATACGATCTGGACGTTCCAGAAGGCTATCAGACAGTGTTTCAATACTTCTATGGTTATAACATAGATCAAATACGAAATCTAATTGCAGACTGGGTAGTCAAAGGATATGACTATCTACTGAGTGTAGACAGCGACATTGTACTACCAAGAGACACACTGAGAAGATTTTTATCACATGACGTTGACATGGTCAGCGGCTTGTACATACAACGCAAGCCAGGGCAGCACACTTTAGAAATATACGAAAACAATGACCGAGGCGGTGTTAGCAACATACCTTACGGTAAAATCAAAGACCGCGGACTTGTGCCCATTAACGGCTGTGGCTTTGGATGTGTACTAATTAAAAAGTCTGTGTTTCAAGCAATACCCTATCCACACTTTGTTTATCACAGCGCACTGAATCACGCCAATACTATTAGTGAAGATGTAGACTTCTGTGCCAAAGCACTTAAGAAAGGATTTAAGATCTACGCCGACACTGCTATTAAGTGTAGACACATAGGTCAGGGCGAGTTTACCGTAGACGATTCAATACCTGCTATAGACAACAGTATAGAACTACGATTGAGAGATCTAAGTTCGCAGAGATTGTTACCAAAACCGCATGTAGATTATTTGCAACAATTAAAGGATGGAGGATTTACTCCAAAAACTATTTACGATGTAGGTGCATGTGTACTGCATTGGACCAACGAAGCAAAACAGATTTGGCCAGACAGTACTGTTATAGCATTTGAAGCCATGCCCAGTTGTGAGTTTCTTTACAAAGAAAACAACATGATGTATCATGTTGGCGTACTAAGTGATGAGAGTGGCAAAACTGTAGAGTTCTATCAGAATGATTGGCACCCTGGCGGCAACAGTTATTATATTGAAAACAGTGACATCAATGCCAACAGTGCATTTTACTTTAATGAAACACACAAGCGCACTTATCAAACAGTAACACTGGATGCAGTGCATAGATTAAAACAGTTGCCCGAGCCTGAACTGTTAAAAATGGATGTACAGGGCGCAGAACTCGATGTACTGCGTGGTGCAGCAGAAGTGTTAGAAACTGTAGAACATGTTATACTAGAACTGCAAAGCGTTGAATATAATAAAGGTGCGCCTCTAAGAGAAACTGTGTTTGAATATATGCACAGCATAGGATTTGAGTTGGTAGCACAGTTTACAAACTATGGCCCCGATGGTGACTATCACTTTAAGCGTAGATAAAGATTAACCCCTGTTAGCGTTACACTCGATCTAAACAAGTGTGTGTTTTTGCTAACAGGGGCTGCTACAACTTCTTTACCATCTTTGGCAACTGATGCTTCGAAGGCACCTAACCTAGCGTGGAAGTCTTGCCAAACTTGGCCTTGCGCCATTTCTAAAACTTGGGCTCGAATTTCGTATCCATTTTTATTAAAAGTAACTTTGGGCATTGCTGCCTTTAGTTGTTCGCCGAATGTCGCAGCGGCTTCCTGCATTTGTTTTGCGTAATCGTTCATTTGTTTTCTCCTGTGTCTGTGTTTGCTATATTGTTAATATAGTTGATTATTTATTGTTTGTCAACGGGTTTAGATTCTTTTTTTGAAGTATCTTCGCCGTAGTATGGAATATGACTCATAGATTTTCTCCTAGCATGATCTTACGAGCAAGATCATGATGTCCTTGACGTGCTAGTTCGGCAGCGGCTCTAGCACGACCTGTGCGTTCAAATAAGTTAATAATGCGTTGCCACATTACTTGCCGCCTGCTTTCTTTTCGTTCTTGTCGCGAAGATAACTGTGATCTGGGTCTAACATTATATCCATCCTTTTAAATTTTGATTTGCTCTTAGTTGCCAAGGTGCTTCACCTCTGCTGATTGAACGCTGTCTGCGTTCTAGGTCTTCTAAACTGATGCTGTCTGCTAGATACTCTTCTACAAATTGTTTTTCAGTGCGAGTATTGAGCAAATCTTTGAACATGTTTTTAAGCATTACTGTACCCAACATTATCGTATTCCATATGCTGCTTCACTGGCAATAACTGGAATCATGTCTGGCGAAAGTCCAAGATCGCGTAACTGATGATAGTTAAGCGAATTTAACTCTCTTAGAGTTTGCTTATAGGTTTTATGACGAACAAGCCAAGTTTTAAATTTTGCGATCATTCTGTTGCTCCCATACTAGGAGCCACGCCAAATTCTTTCATATGATGATAGGCAAATGTAGAATCTTTTTTGTATTCTATACGAGCCCAAGTTTCTAGGTCTTTGTCTGCTGGACGTGGAGCAAGGCTACGAACCCAACCGTCAAATAGTTTTAGTGTTAACATTTTTCTCTTCCTGTGTTTCTGTATCTTACATATTTAGTGCTAATACTTGACAAAATCAAGCGTGATTTGTGCAATTCCGATATGCAGTTCGTGCATACCTAGAAATATGAAATTTTTGTAACAACAGTAGAATTTCATAAATCTGTTACAATTTTTTGTTATACTAACGACTATATAGTTTTGTATAGGAGAGACCTATGCACTATACGCACAGAAGGAGACATATATGCGTTCATTTGCTATCGCTGCCGTTGCAGCCCTAGTACTATCCACACCAGCACTTGCAAGAGACAATGTTCAAGTTACTGGTTCATCTACAGTTCTACCATATGCAACCATTGTTGCTGAAGCATTTGGAGAAAATTTTGAATTTCCGTCGCCAGTAGTTGAAGGCGGTGGTTCAGGCGCTGGCCGTAAGAAATTATGCGAAGGCGTTGGTGAAAACACTGTTGACATTGCAAACAGCAGTTCAAAGATGAAAGAAGAAGAATGGGCCAAGTGCGAAGAAGTTGTTGGTCCTATTACAGAAGTTAGAATTGGTTACGATGGCATTGTATTTGCATCTAACATTGATCAACTCAACATTGATGACTTGACTGTAGTTCAACTGTACACTGCACTACACGCAGACAGCACTGCAAAACTATGGAGTGATGTTGATCCTGCTCTACCAGCGGTAGAGATTCTTGCTTATATTCCAGGTACCAAGCACGGCACTAGAGAAGTGTTTGATGTAAAGGTTATGGAAGCAGGTTGTAAAGAAGCACTAGGTGTTGAAAAACTAGACGACGATCAGAAGAAGGCTTGTGTTAAGGTTCGCACTGATGGCGCAGCAATTGATATCGACGGCGACTACACTGAGACACTTGCACGTCTTGCAGCGAATAATACAGCACTGGGTGTGTTTGGTCTTAGTTTCTATCAGAACAACACTGACAAGCTAGAAGTTGCTACAGTAAGCGGCGTATTCCCCAGCGTAGAAACAATCTCAAGTGGCGATTATCCAATCAGCCGTCCGCTTTACTTCTATGTCAAGGATGCACACCTTGAAGTAATCCCAGGACTGAAAGAATACGTACAATTCTTCGTAAGTGATGAAATGGCAGGCTCAGACGGTGCTCTAGCACAATACGGTCTTGTTCCAGATCCAGAACTTGCAGCAACTCAAGCAGAGTGGGCTAACAAGTAATCGAAATACTCAAGGAGCAGGATTAATCCTGCTCCTTGTTCCATGCTTCTATATTGGCAATATAGTTTGACATTGAGTGATCTGAAAAGTTATCAATACTACCTTTCTTAATACCCATCCACATACCGCGCCAACGATCCTTTACACGCTGCCATCCTGTGTTCTTTCGTACCTGTCCATAGGCGTTCATATAGTGTTCTGTACCGTGATGACGATAGCCCATGATATTTAATGGTACACGAGTAACAACATCATTGTTGTTTACCCAACGGTGATGTTCGACACCAAGATGAACAACATAACCCTTCCAACCTACACGCGGTGAACCAAATGTGTAGAGTTCTACAGGATCAGGTAGTTCCTCGCAATACAAACAACGGCTGGCCATAATGGTTGCCATTGCAGCACCAAGACTGTGTCCAGTGAACCACAGTGATTGCTTGGCACGTTTGGCCGATAGGTCTTCAACAATCATAGGCCAAAGATCGTCAACTTCTCGTTTGAATCCTCTGTGTACACGACTGACTGTTTCTGCTATAACAGGTATTGCTTTTAAATCTGCTTTGATGTCGTTGAAGCAAGTGGGTTCTGTACCTCTACATGCAATAACTAGATCATTTTTGTTTTGGAAACGGTAGGCTTGTGCGCCGTCTTTATTGTAAAATTCTACAGTAGTGAAGCCCAATTCTTTGGCTTGCTTTTTTACTTCTTTGAGATTGCCATATGCAATGGCAGATAGTCTAGCGAATAAGAGGCTACGCTCTTTAAAATTTAGATCCTTTATCATTTTTTTTGCCCTCAAGTTGATCTAGACGCTGTTCAATTGCGTCAATTTTAGCTGTTATTTTTGGATATTTTTTTCGCCATGCGTCTTCTGGTTGTTCTAACCATTTTAATCCCCAGTGTTCTACTAGATAATCCACAATACGATCAAAGTGTGCATAACCCCACAATCCGATTCTAGTAGTGCTTAGATATGCAAGTACTATTGCACCTATAATACTACCAGCAATACTTGTGTAAATCCACAATGTATCGCCAAACATTTTATCAATTATTTCCCACATAGTTTGCCCTCACTTATCTAGATATTTATATGCAAAGGTAACTAAATACTACAAGGATCGATAAAATGAAAAAAAGAACTCGTGGTATTTTAGAAGAACTATCCAGTGTAGGCCGCAAGGACTATGCTGATGCATTTATTCAGACAACTGGCAATAATATTATAGAATCAGCAATCAATTTATTAACAAAAATACACGAGAGTTATCCAGAAGACACTGCCGTAGATCTAGAACGTAGATTTATCAATGCTATTCGCAGTGCCAATCCACAAAAGTTCAAGACCGGAGTGGACAAGATCATCGAAAGTAAAAAGAAATGAAACTCAACGAAGGTGGCAATGTTTTTGACGGAACATCAGACTTTGATCATGCAGTTATTCCGCAACTAACAAAGGCCGTTAACTCAGTTCTAGACAATATAAAGATCAAAGGTTATCCAATTGGTTCTGGAGCCACACCAACACCTGGAAAGAAGAGTGGCGATTTAGATATTATTGTAGATCAGGATGCTGTAATGACAGCATTGGGCACAGACAAGCCTCTACCCACCAAAAAAGCACTAGAAGACTTATTCAAACGTGCAGGTTTCGAAACAAAAGTTATTGGCATAAACGTACACGTAAAAGTTCCGGCTGGCAATACTGCTCATCAAGTTGACTTGATGTTAGTACCCAACAGCGAAGCAGTTAGTAAATTTCACATACACAATATTCCTAAAGGCAGTCCGTATAAAGGATTGAACAAGCAGTTAGCAATGGCTAAATTGGCCAAAGAAAAAGACATGAAGTGGAGTGCGTTTAAGGGGTTGCTAAACAGAGCAGATGATAGTATAGTATCAACAGACATAGATGAAATTGCCAAGATACTGATAGGACCAAATGCATCTGCAAAAGACCTAGGTTCAGTAGAAGCCATTGTTGCAGCACTTGGTCCTAACGGAGATCAATTCTTATCTGGTCTAAGAGCCGATCCAGCATGGAAAGAAGTACAGCCTACGGAAACTTTAGATGACAAGCACCTTAATAGAATTAAGGAATTAACGGCAAGGTTGATGCAATGAGATATCAAGAGATAGTAACAGAAGCGTGGAGCCAAAAGTATAAACGCAGCATCGATTGCAGCAACCCAAAAGGTTTTAGTCAACGTGCTCATTGTGCTGGAAGAAAGAAAAACGAAAGTATCAACGAAGAAGCCAAGGTTGGTAGAGAATATCAACACTTGGAAGATCTTGTATTTGTAGATGGTGCTGCTGGTGCAATAGAAGCAGCAGACATACTGGATCGCATGGCTGGCGGCACTGAATCTATTTCTATCAAGTGGGACGGCAATCCTACTGTCTACTTTGGTAGAGAGCCGGACGGAACATTTGTATTAACAGGCAAGAACGGCTGGGGACGCAATCAAAGCACCAGCCCAGAAGACCTTGCAAACTTTATTAAAAGCACAGGCAAAGGCGAAGACTGGAGAGAACAGTTTGGCAATGACATGGCGGAGATATTCCGAACTGTACAAGCAAGTTTTCCCAAGAACTTCGAAGGATACTTGTTTGGAGACTTACTGTATCATCCAGGCAAACCAGTACAAAAAACAGAACAAGGCTACACATTTACCCCTAACAAAGTTACCTACACCGTTGACCCTAATAGCGAAATCGGCAAGCGAATCGGCGCTAGTAAGATTGGTGTAGTGGTGCATAGCAAATACTCTGCATTTGGACAGAAGGATGGTACACCTATAGAGGATGTGTCAAACCTAAACAGTCGAGATGTGGTTGTTTTAGGACAGACTTACGTAACTCACCAGCCCAAGATTGACAACAGCGAAACTGATAGTATTAGAAAGTTTGCAAAAGCAAACAGCAGAATCATTGACAGTTTCCTAGCACCGCAGGCTGGATTGAGTGATCTTAAAAACATCATCTACACTTTTGTTAATCAAATGGCAAAAGCAAAACAACTGAATCAAGTTAATCCAAACGGCTTTTTCAATTGGCTCAAAACCAGCAAGATAAGTCAACCCAAGCAACTCAAGATATTTGATATGCACAAAAACAATGCTGACGGATTGACTGCTATCTTTAAATTGGTAGGTAGAATTCAAGCAGCAAAGAATCATTTGATTGATCAACTGGATTCTGCTCCTGCTGATGTACGAGCATCAACTGGTGATGAAGCAGGTGGCGAAGGCTATGTATCAACTGGTAGTAAGGTTAAGTTGGTTCCAAGACATCGCTGGACACCAAACTGATCAATCTCGTTTTTACACCATATTACCCCGTATTTCTATCTCCGTGCTAAATAATAATAACAACATCTACGGAGCGTAGATTTGTAGCCATAGAGTATAAGGAGATTTAAAATGGCAGACGTAACAAGTTTAGCAGTTGGTGCAACAACAGTTGGTGCCAACTACAACAAATTCGTAATTAACACATCAGACGCAGGTCGTGAACTCATTGTCAAGTTTGCTCTAACAAACATGACCAATGCTAACCTACTTGCTTTCTACAATGCAATCACTCAAGCAGGTGGTGCTAGTGGTGTTCTACCATCTAACACTGGCGATGCTTTCACTGTAGCAGGTTTTGGTACTGCCAACGGTTCAGCGTTTGTAAGCGGTACAACTGACGTTGTATACTTCCGTGTACAAGGTACTGGTACTTTCGATACCACTGACGCAGCAGCAGGAACTGGTGCTACTGTAACTGTTGAAGCAGTATTTCAACCAGCTCTCTAATAGTTGAATAACTATTTGAAAGGGTTCGCGTTTTGCGGACCCTTTTTTTATGGCTGATAAGTACGTTATGAGATTCCAATTACTAACACTTGTTGATATAACTAGAACAAATGCAAGACGCGGCGACGATCCTTATCTGCAAAAGCAACAACAAAACTATCTTACAGCATTACAAACTATAAGTTTAAGAGCAAATCCTGTTATCAATTCAGCACCAACCTCAGAAGAGAAGTTGATAAAAGATTTGGGTTTTGGATCCAAGTACACTGGCAAGCAACGTATATGGAAACTGAACTTTGGATTTGAATCCGATGAACAAC